GCGCTGTAAAGAAGCGGGCATGGCTGAAGGTTATGCTGATAAGACTTATGGCAAATACATGGCCGCTGAAAAAGAAGTAGAAGCAGATGACATGAAAAAAATGTGTCCTGAATGTAACAAGGCCATGAAAGAGTGCATGTGCGATAAATCCGCCGCCGCTACCGACATGACACCAACAGCGGAGACATACGCAAACCTAGACACCGCAACAATTGTTCCTCCTGCCGATACGCCTAAATCCGCTGAAGCAGAAGAAGCGCCAGTTGCAGAAGAAGTAACTGAAGAAGTTACAGAAGAAGTTTCTGTTGATGAAAACTCAACAGATAAGTTAGAAGCCATAGTAGAAGAAGTGGTAGAAAAAGCAACAAAGGCTCTCAAATCAGAGATTGCCAACCTTGTATCCGCAAAAGAGGCGGCTGAGGTTAGAGCAATGAGTTTGGAAACTGAGTTGGCAACCGCAAAATCTTTGGCTCTAGGTGGTGGCCCTAAGCGAACAGTTAGCCCAATAGATGTGAAAGCAACTAATGATCTACTGACTAAGGCCGCTGTTTACAAAGAAAAAGCAAGAGCAACAACAGACATAACACTTGCTAAGGGTTACAAAATACTTGCAGATGAATACATTGCAGAGTATGAAAAAACTCTTAATAAGTAATCCAACCTAATCTCTGAAAGGAAACACAAATGGCATTAACGCCCCCAAAGGCCGCCGATTTATTCAGTGATGCAACTCCTAAAGAAGCCGCAGAACGCTTTGAAGAATACTCAATTGAACTAAACAAGAGTCTCTCAAACGCTTCTCACACACCAGGACAAGCACCAACTGTAGATGCAATTACAACACTAGAAGCACTAGCGGCTAATAAGTCACTATCAGGTGACGCTATGAACGGTTTGAATACTGCTCTAGCGGCTCAGCGCATGGCAATGCAGGACATTCAGAAGGAAATCACACTTACTTCTCCATTGTCATCATCATTTGCCGCGTTTGACCTTGAAGCACCTTCTAAGTTGCTTACACCACGCCCAACACCACTCCGCAACCGTATCCCACGCAAAAAAGGCATTGGTACTTCACACCGCGTAAAGCGCGTACTTGGTTACACAGGTACAGGTACAGGTGGACAAGGACAGATTTGGCCTGGTATTTCTGAAAGCACACAGAACAACTTTGCAGGTGGCGGTTCTACTCCACTTGAGTTAATCCGTGGCCCACAGATTTCATACACCGCAGATGACTTAATTCTGCCTTACAACTCATACTCACTATCTGATCAGGTTTCATTTGATGCAAACTTCTCAGGTATGGGTTATCAGGATCTCCGCCAACTATCATCAACTTCAACTCTATACGCAACAATGCTTATGGAAGAACGCATGATGCTAATGGCTCGCGGTACTGCTTCAGGTTACTCAGGAGCGATTGCCGCTCCAACAGCACTTGTTGCATCATCACCAGCGGCTTCAGGTTCACAGACTGCACTAGCGGCAGGCACTTACTACATCTACATCACCGCAGACGCAGGTATTTCTGCTAACGGTTTTGGTGAGTCAATTGTCTCAGCCGTTGCATCAGAAACAGTTGCTTCAGGTGATGTTCTTTCTGTTTCCTTCACAGGTTCAGTTGGCGCACTTGGTTACAATGTGTATGTTGGAACTGCAACAGGAACAGCAAACTGTAAGTTACAAGGAACAGTAAAGGGCGGATTAACTGTAATCATTCAGGGCGCTTCTGCAACTAACCTTCCTGCAAATAACTTTGCGTTCTCTACAACAGGAGCAGCCGCATCACGCGCTAACGCAGACACATCTGCTTATGCAACTGGTTATGACGGAATTCTTCCAACAGTTCTAGGGCCTAACACTGGCTTTAACAACGCAATCAACAGCGCGTTCTCAACTGCTAACCCAGGTGTAGAATTCCAAACTGTTTTTGCTAATCTCTATCAGAATGTAAAGGCTGATCCTGACATTGTTCTTTTGAACGGTAATGATCGTAAGCAACTATCTGATGCAATCAAGAATGGCTCAACTGCTAACTACCGTTTGGTAATTAACAACCCAGGTGAGCAAGGCACAACATACGGTTCAATCGTGACAGGACTTCAGAATGAAGTTACTGGTAAGGCCGTGGATCTTATGGTTCACCCCTGGTTGAACTCAGGTGTTGCACCTGTTCTTTCATGGACACTGCCAATTCCTGATACACAGGTATCTGATGTATGGGCGAACTTCTTGGTACAGGACTACATGGGTATCCAGTGGCCAGTAACTCAGTTCACTTATGACTTCTCAACATACTTCCGCGGAACTTTCTTCTGCACCGCTCCTGCATGGAACGGCGCAGTTTCAGGAATTCAAACAGCGTAATGTGTTTAGAATGTGGTTGTAACCAGCCAACAAATAGTCATGGCGGAGGTCAGATTGTATTACCTGACGGCACTCCATCACACATGACTACGGCTGAAATAATCACAGAATAACAATTGAATAATGAAGGGAGGGGTGCGGTGTAAAAGCCGCACCCTTTCTCAATTAACTAGGAGGCAAAATGGCTAGATGGGTAGCACCTGACAGGGGTGTAAAAGAAACTGTTATTGACGGCAAAAGTTACTTTACGGATCGCCAGGGTATTTACAATGTAGAAAATAAATCGCATCAGAAGGCAATGAAGGCTGAAGGATTTTTTGAAGCATCACTTAATCCAATTTCTAGTGATGACCGCAAGCGCGGATTTAGTTGCGTAGAATGTGGCTTTGAGGGTTGGTTTCGCAAGTGTGGGCGTTGCGGAACTGAGTCACAAGACATACCGCGAGATGGAGAATAAAAAATGGCCGTAGGTATCACGCCTGACATTAGTGGTGAGAACCCATACATCAGTGTGGCTGAATACAAGAACGCGCCAACCGCAATTAACTTTGACATGTTGGTTGTAGGCGGTAACGCGGCGGCTCAAGACGCAGAACTGGCAGAAGTTATTTTGCGCGCTTCTTCATACATGAATGAATACCTAAACCAAAATTTAGTGGCAACTCAATACACAGAAACACAACGCATACGCTACTCAGCATCAGGCGGGTACTACGCATTACACCCAAACAACACGCCTATTGTTTCTCTTTCAGCATTTTATTATGGGGCAAACCCAAATCAATTAAATGAATTACAGGATTGCTCAATAGCGTGGTTTGAAGGGCAACAAATTATTATCCCTGGCAATCAAATTGGGTTTAACTTTACTTCTCAAGGCCCGTTGCAATTTGGCGGATCTATCAGCGGAAGCAATTGGACATTTACAAAGTACACATACATTGCAGGATTTACCAACACAGAAATTGCAGTTGCTACAAATGTAGGCGCATCAACTTTAACAGTAGCCAGTGGAGTAGGCATTTTGCCAGGCGAGCAATACCGCATTTTTGATGGCCAAAGAACTGAACGCGTAACGGTGGCAAGCACTTACACATACGGATCAACAACAGTTCCTTTAGTTTCTCCTATGTTGTTTGCTCATGGTGTTGGCGCAACATTTAGCAATCTGCCAACTGTTCTAAAACAAGCATGTATTTTAATTACAACCGCATTTATTAAAATGCGTGGTGATGCTTCAACTACTATGGCTTACACAACCTCACCTGCGGGCAACATTCCTGGGTCTGTTCGCTATGGTAGTGACATAGCCGTTGCCTTAGACATGGTGAACAAATACCGCAGGATCAGATAATGACCGCCGTACCTACGCTTACAGGCCGCAACGCGGTGCGCCAAACACTTTCTTTATTTCTAGCCAACCCGCGTATTCTCAATGTTAATCAGGTTTTTACATCTTTCCCAAAGATTATTAATTACCAGGTAAATGCTGAACCAGGCCAGGCTACAAGAGCGGCCATTGTTGTTTACATTGCTGATGAGTATGAAACACGCCTAGCAATTGGCGGGGCAACTAACGGTTGGAAGCGTGTTGATTACACCGTAATTGTTCAAATTTTCTGCATTTCTTTTCATAGAGAGGCAGAAGATGTTATGACTGACTTTGACACAATCGTTGATAACATCAAGGAGCGCTTGAGGTCAGATCATAACTTTGGTGATCCAACAGGAAATCTTGTATGGCAAGGAGCAGAGCCAGTTATTCAGGCCCGCTATGGAGAACCTTCTACAGAAAAAGAAGGCGTTACAGAAATCTTTGCTGAGATACAATTCCCTGTAACACAGATGATCCAGGCATAAGGAGCATGATGAAATACAAATACAATGGAACTGATGAACGCGTGTTCCCTAGTGTTGGGGTAACTGTAAAACCTGGTGATGAGTTTGACGCACCTGAAGGATTTGTTGCCGCAAATGTAACACTTGCAAGCGCAAAACCATCAGTCACAGAACCAACAGAACCAAAGGAAACAACAACAACTATGTCTGCCGCGTCAGACAAGAAACTAGGAGCGTGAAATAATGTCTGTTCAACAGTCCGTACGCTCGTACTTAGGTATTGCTAAAGAAGCAACCCGCGGTACGGCAGTAGCACCAACTGACTTCATTCCAGTAATGAAGGATAGCCTCAAGCCAGTGGACATTGTTGATCCACTTTATGACACAGGTTTGCGTGGCTCAAATGCTTTGAATTACAACTACATTCCAGGGCGTACCCGCTCAACTGTAGATTTTGGTGGCGCAGTCTTTGCAGACACCGTGGGCTATGGCATTGCAGGTGTTTTAGGATCAGTAGCAACTACTGGCGCATCTGCACCATTTACTCACACAATCTCACTATTTAACAGCCTTGCATCAGGCGGAGATGTTCAGCCAATTTCTTACACATTGACTGATTTCTATGCCGTAGATGTTCGCTCATACCCTGGTTGCCAGTTCTCTGACTTCTCATTGAAGTTCAACGCAGACGGCATGCTTGAGTATGATACAAAAACCACTGGTTTCCAGTCTGAAACTGTTTCAGATCCAACACCTACATTCTCAACAGTTCTACCTACACCAGTGTGGCGCGGTACTGTTTTTATTGGTGGATCTGCGGTATCAACTGCTATGACTGGCAACATTGACATGACACGCCCTGCAACACCTATCTATGGCATTTCAAATACACAAGACCCATACCAGGTATTTTTAGGGCCGCTAGAAGTTACAGGAAAGATTACATTTGTCATGGACAATGACTCCCAGTTGCTTAATTTCCTTAACAACACACAGCCTGAAATTGCACTTAACTGGCAGTATGGTGCTGGCGCATCTACTGTACAAATTCGCGCTGTACTTACTAAGGGCGCTTACACCACTGGTGTGATTGAACGCGGTGAAGATTTTGTACAGGTCACAGTGGACATTAATGCGCAATCAAATACAACTGATGCTGGTTCTTCAGGCGGCTTCTCACCTATTAAATGGACATTGCAAAACGCAAAGCCATCAGGCACATACGCATAACTAGATCAGGGCGGTGGTGTGGTTGAGGGCGATTGCCTTCCCGCTCTCCCACACCACTTGCTCCTTTTAGGTATGATTTAGGAAGGCAAACTAAACAGGAGGCAACATGTCTAAAGAAGTAACACTCCCATCAGGAGCAAAAGTAACCTTAAAAGATCCATCAACATTGCGTGTAAAAGATCGCAAAAATGTAATGCGTAGCGCAGACAATGCGGTAGGCGGAGATCTTACAAAAGCACTTGCGTTAGGTGATGCACTTATTGCAATGCTTGTTGAGTCATGGACATTTGATTTAATTCCGCCATCAATCAAACTTGAGTCATTAGATGAATTAACAATGGCTGATTATGACGCTTTGGTAGAACATACAAAAGACGCTCAAAAACATCTGTTCCCTAGCCTGGCTGAAACGCCTGAAACAGAGGCAGACCCAAAAGCGCCTGGCGAGAACTCCAACGCCTAAAATGGTTACTCAAGGGTGGGGAGCGCCATGAGGCGTTCTCTTACCCTGATGAGCAATGGTATTACTATCAAATGGCGGATCGGTTTGGTTGGACACCTGAACAGGTAGATAACTTGCCCGCAAATGCGGCTGATTGGTTAATGGCAATTGCTAGAACCGTTGATGAAGTAAAAGTAGAGAGAATGAAGGACTAAATGAGCGGCATCATCATTAAGAACCTTTCTGAAGTTCTTGCCGCCGTTAATGGAACTCAATCTAAAATAGAACAAGGCGCGCAAATTGGAATTATGCGGGCTGGCCTTGATGTTGAACGGCAAGCAAAAATGAACTTTCAAGGCACACGCAGTTATGAAAAGCGTGTAAGTAAAAATGGTAGGGCTTACATTAAAACTTCACCGCCAAAACATGTTGGCGGATCAGGGCCAAACACAGTTACAGGTAATTTAAAAAGATCTATAAAAACTACATACCGTATGGGGTTTGGTAGTTACATTGCTGAGATTGGCCCAACAATGGTGTACGCCCGCCAGGTTGAAAAGGGCGGTGGCAAATGGACTTCAGGGGTAAAATACCCTTACTTAGAACCCGCCGCATTGTTGCTATTGCGTAATGGCAGAATTAACAGGGTTTTTATGGCCGCTGTAAAAGAAAAGTTAGGGGGATAGCACATGGCTGACTTGATCCCACCAATGCTTATTCAATTACAAGCAGATGTAACTCAACTTAAAGCAGGTTTAGCACAAGCAGAAAGTGCTATTAAAGGCGTAGATGATCAGGTAAAAACTGCTTCAACTGGCATGCAAAACTTTATGGGCAAAATCAAACAGGTTGGCGCAACAATGGGTGTTGCTTTTGCTGGTACGCAGGTTCTTCAATTTGGTAAAGATGTAGTAATGGCTTCTTCTAACATGGCTGAGTCATTATCTAAAATTGATGTTGTTTTTGGCGCTAATGCAGAAGCCGTTAAAGCGTGGGGAGAAACTTCCGCAACGGCTATGGGTATGTCAAAACAATCTGCTTTAGAAGCCGCTGGTACTTATGGAAACTTATTTCAAGCGTTTGGTATGGGTCAAGGCCCTGCTCAAGAAATGTCCACAAGCCTTGTTCAATTGGCTTCTGACATGGCTTCTTTTAACAACACATCTATTGATGATGCAATTCTTGCTTTGCGCTCAGGACTTTCAGGGGAAACAGAACCGCTTAAAAAGTTTGGTGTTGCTTTATCTGAAGCGCGCATAAAAGAAGAAGCAATGTCATTGGGTTTGATTAAATCAACCAAAGAAGCCCTAACACCTGCGGCTAAAGCACAAGCCTCATACGCATTGATTATGAAGGATACAAAACTTGCTCAAGGTGATTATGGGCGTACGGCTGATGGCACTGCAAATACTATGCGTACATTGTCTGCGCAATTTGAAAATGCTAAAGTAGCAATTGGTGATGCGCTTATGCCTGCTTTTAGAGCATTACTAACACTTCTTAAAATCATCATTCCTATAGTTCAAGGGTTTGGTACATTCTTAAAAAAGAATGAAGATCTTGTTGAGTCATTAGCAATTGGATTAGGCGTTGTAACTGCCGCATTTATGGCGTATAAAACGGTAGTAATTGTAACAACAACTATGACTAAGTTGTTTGCAGTAGCCCAGGTAATTATGAGAGGCGGCCAATTAGCATCAATTGCATCTACTAACACTCTTGCCGCTTCTATGCTTGGACTTAATGCGGCTATGAGAGCAAACCCTATTGGTTTAATTGTTACTGCTATTGGTTTGCTTATTGCAGGATTTGTGCTTGCGTATAAAAAATCTGAAACTTTTAGAAACATTGTTGGTACGGTAGCAAAGGCTGTTTTAAGTTATGTAGCCTTTATGATCCGCGCATGGGGTGACATGATCACCATTATTATGAAGGTAGTTACAGGGCCGCTTAAATTGTTTTTAACTGTTCTTTCTAAATTGCCTGGCGTTGGTGGTGCGGCTAAAAAAGGCTTAGGATTAATTGATGGCGCTATTAAAGGCGTTGGTGACTTTGCTGAAAAGACCGCAAAAAAAGTTGAAGGATTGAAGGGTGAAGTTGATAAATTCACTAAGTCTGCAAACGAGTCTGCCAAAGCAGGTAAAAAAGGTAAAGGTGACAAAGGCGGTGCTGGTGCTGGTGCTGGTGCTGGCGGCGGTGCTGGCGGCCTTAGCGCTGATAATAAAAACAAATTAGCAAATTACAAAAAAGATGTTTTAGCAGTTTACAAAGACATGAATGAAGCAATTGCTGAGGCTCAAGAAAAGGCTCAAGAGGCTCTTGAAAACCGTAATGAAAAAATGTTTGAAGCGCATAAAGATTATGATGAAAAAGTTGCTAACCTTAATAAAGATTTTAATGAAGCAATGGCTGAAGCAAATAACCGTTATGCAGAAGCCGTGGCTGATGCTGAAAAACGCAGAAATGATACTGAAAGAGAAGCGTACAAACGCCATAAAGAAACATTACAAAACATTGAAAAAGATTACGCTGATAAACAAGCAGATCTTCTTAAAAATAATACAGAAAAACTTTATGACATACGCAAAAAAGCAGAAAGTAAAACCGCTGACTTAATTAAAACCGCGGCTGAAAAACAGGCAAACATTATTCAACAGGGCGTAGATCGTTTGCGTAATGCTTTTGCATCTAAAACAGGCTTTGACATTGCTGACGCATTTAAGGGTGGCGCTAATACCGCAGACAAACTTCTTGCTGACCTTAAAACAAAATTAGGCGCGGCCAAAGAACTTCAGGCTAACGCGGCGGCTCTTGCTGGCATGGGTTATAGCCAGGTATTTATTGAGCAGGTTGTTAAGCAAGGCCCTGAAGCGGGTAACAAAATTGCTCAAGCGCTCAAGGCGGCATCTCCTGAAGCAACTACTGAATTACAAGAACTTTATTACGGCCTAGAAGATGTTTCTGCACATGGGCTAGACGCACTTGCAAGGCAAATGAATACATCTACCAGTTTTGCAACTGAAGAAATGATGAACGCATACAATCAGGTTTCTATTGATCTTAAAGAGTCATTGGCTGATGTTAATACTCAAATGACTGAGGCTTTGGCTGAGGCTAATAAAAATTACAGTGAGGCAATGGCTGAAGCGGAAAAAAACCGTACAGAAAAAATTGCTGATGCTAACAAGGCTTTAGCAGAAACTTTGGCTAGTGCTAAAGAGGCTTATGATGAAGCGTTAGCGGCGGCTTCTAAAGCGCTTACAGAGGCTAGAGCCAAAGCACAAAAGAACCTTGATGAAGGACTTGCAGAAGCCGCTAAAACCCTTCAGGAAGCGCTTGCAAAGGCTCAAAAAGAGTATGACAAGGCTATTGATGAAATCAATAAAGCCACAGAGAAAAAACTTAAAGATCTTAAAGATAAATTAAAAGAAATTGCTGACGCTATGGAAGCAATTAGTAAAGGATCTTCTACAGGTGTTATAGGTAATGCTCCTGTTTTTGCCAAAGCAGGTTCAATTATTCCAGGTGTAGGTTATGACCCTTACAAGACAGGCATGACTGCTGGCGGATCATCTTCAGTAACAGTTACTAACAACATTACTGCAACAAGCGTTGATCCTAATGCTGTTAGTTCAGCGGTTGTTAGTGCTGTTAAATACGGTAATGCTGTAATGATTGGCGGCAGACATGTGGGGGTAGCAATAGAATGACAACTTTAACGCAACTGTATTCATTTGCTTTTAACAATCAGGTGTTTGGCGGCGCTGGTTCTCCTTATCAAATCCTTAGTGTTGATGGCCTTGAGTCTCTGCCTGGTATCCGTAATCAAGATGATAACCGTGGATACCATGATGGTATGTTTACTGGGCGGGATTTTTTAAGCGGTAGAACAATCTCAATTATTTTTAATACTTTTGCCGATAGTAACGGATCTGCTCAAACAAATTACAACACAATTCAAAGCGTTCTTTTGCCTCAAACATCAGGCACAACACCGCTTTACTTTAAGTTCCCTAACATTCCAACCAGTGAACAATTTGTTGATGCTCGCGTACGCGGTTTACGCACAAGCATAGATCCTAATTACACTTATGGATACATTACATCTCAGGTTGATTTCTTTTGCCCTGATCCAAATTATTATGACAGTAATTTGCAAACTGCCAACATGCTTATTAGCGCGGCTTTAGGGCGTACCTATAACAAAACTTTTAATTACACATACGGTGGTGGTTCTTCTAGCGTTACAACTACAATTTCTAACATTGGTTGGGCTACAACTTACCCAACAATTACTATTCAAGGCCCTATTACAAATCCTATTATTGGTAACACAACAACTGGCAATACGCTTAATTTTACAGGTACATACAGCGCTTTAGACATTTTAGAAATTGATCTTTACAATCAGTTAATCACACTTAATGGCAACCCTGCGCGTAATCTTTTAATTTCAGGCACATGGTTTGATGCGCCACCAGGCAACTCAAATTTCTTTTTTACTGGCACAAGCACATTAGCGGGAACTACTCAGGCTACCGTTTCTTGGTATTCTGCGTACATCTAAGGGAGAATAAATGACACTACAAACGCCCCCATCATGGCTACAGGCAGGCTCATACCCTGCTCAGTATGACCGTGTAACAGCGCAAGCATTATGGGCTACTACTGGCACAATTGGCAGTTCTTCATTGGCTGTTAGTGCTAACTCCCCTGTAGGTATGTCAGTACGCGTTGCTTTAGGTTGGGCCGCAATTGTTGGAACAACCACAACCAACATGGGTGTTTACACAATTTTTAATGATGCAACAGATACTTTAACAATTACAACAGCCAACCCAACAAACCCACGCATTGATCTTGTGTGCGCAACAGTGCGTGATGCTTTTTATTCAGGTGCTAACAATGATGTAATTTTTCAGGTAATTGCGGGAACTCCTGCGGGATCTCCTGTTGCTCCTGCACTCCCTGCCAACTCAGTTTCACTTGCAACCGTTGCGGTAGGTGCGGCTGTAACTCAAATTAACACAGGTGACATTACAGACACACGCGTTGCAGTCACTACAAACATTCCTGAAACGGGAGACATTTCTAGCGTTACAGCGGGCGCAGGATTAACAGGAGGCGGATCAAGCGGGGCTGTTACTTTAGCGGCAAGCGTTGCAACAAATGTACAAACAGGAACAACTTATACATTGGTTTTAACTGACAATGGAAAACTGGTAACGCTTGCTAACGCTTCATCTATTGCAGTAACTATTCCTCTTAACAGTTCTGTAGCATTACCTGTTGGCGCTGTTATTATGATGGCGGCTTATGGAGCAGGCGCAGTAACCGTTTCAGGATCAGGAGGCGTAACAGTGGTTTCAGGTGGCGCAACAGCGGCAAGCCCACAAATACGCGCTCAGTATTCATCTGTGGCTTGTATTCAAACTTCTGCAAACAATTGGTTAGTGGTAGGAGATCTTATCTAATGTCAATTATTGCAACTATTTCTAGTTCAGGGCCAGTAAAACCTGGTGCGCCTACAATTGGAACAGCAACCGCTGGTAACGCTTCAGCATCAGTTACTTTTACCGCACCTACTTTCACAGGGCGTTCTGCTATTACTTCTTACACTGTTACATCATCACCAGGATCAATTACAGGAACAGGCGCATCATCACCAGTAACAGTTTCAGGTTTAACTAATGGAACTGCTTACACATTTACTGTAACCGCAACTAATGCAAAAGGGCTTACATCTGTAGCATCTGCGGCTTCTAATTCTGTAAGTCCTGTTAATCCTGCACCTTCAACAGTTGAATACCTAGTTATCGCAGGCGCGGGTGGCGGTGGCGGTGGAGAAAACAATGGCCCAAATGACGGCGGCGGCGGCGGCGCAGGTGGTTATTTAACTGCCGCTGGTCTTGCCGTGACTAATGGAACTTACACAGTCACAGTTGGCGGTGGTGGCGGTTTGGGTGGCACGGGTACACGCGGTAGCAGCGGCGGCAACTCAGTATTTAGTTCTATCACTTCAACAGGTGGCGGCGGAGGCGGCGGCTGTGCAAGCGGCCAAAACTCAGGTGGCAGCGGCGGTTCAGGCGGCGGTGGGTCATCTTTCAGTTCTGGCGCTGCTGGAACTGGAACATCAGGGCAAGGCTTTAATGGCGGCGGCGGCAGTTCAATGTTTGGTGGTGTCGGTAGCGGCGGCGGTTCAAGCGGCGCAGGCGGTTCACAAACAGGCGGTTCAGTAGCAGGCGGTGCTGGAACAGCGTCATCAATAACTGGATCATCAGTAACAAGAGCAGGCGGTGGTGGTGGCGGTGGTGACATTGCTGCTCGTATTGGAACTGGAACGGCAGGCGGCGGTGACGGTGGAAGTGGTGATGGTAATCCAACAAGTACTGGCGGCAACGCTACGGCAAACACAGGTTCGGGCGGCGGTGGCGGTGGTGCTAATAGCGGCGGCACAGCGGGTACAGGTGGTAACGGCGGTTCAGGATTTGTCTGTATTCGCTACGCTGACAGTTTCCCTTTAGCAACATCAACAACAGGATCGCCAACAATCACAACATCAGGTGGATACAGAATTTACCAATGGACAGGAAGCGGGAGCATAACTTTCTAATGGCACACTTTGCAGAACTAGATGAGAACAATGTAGTTATTAATGTAATTGTTGTTCATAACAATGAATTGCTTAATGAAAACGGTAATGAGTCTGAGCAAAAGGGTATTGATTTTTGCTTTGCTCACTATGGTGGTACTTGGGTACAGACTTCTTACAATGGGAACATTCGCAAAAATTACGCAGGGATTGGTTTTACCTATAACCCAGTAGCAGATGTGTTTATTGCACCACAACCTTTCCCGTCTTGGTTGCTAGATTTGAATTACGATTGGCAAGCGCCAACGCCTATTCCAGATCATGTTGCAGGAGAGTTCTCTTGGAGTTGGAATGAAGAAACTTTAACTTGGAACGCAGAAGAAATAAATGATGATCCTGCTTCAATTATTTGATGGCACACATTTACATTCACTACAGTAGAGTCAAAGAAAGCCCCTGGGCTGTGACCGTGACAAGCGCTGACCGCACAAAACTAATTACGCAAGATCAGGCTTCTGCGGTAGAGATCAACATTCCCTGCAAGACATTTCTTGGTAAACTTCACTACATTTACTGTGAAGGTGTGGTCACATGGCAAGGCACAAAGGCAATAATAAACTCTGTAAAATGATGTTATGACTACCACATACCGCTATTTGTTTGTTGATCTATTAAGCAACACCATTATTGGAGAACTTCCTTTAACGGGCGTTGGCTTTACCCAACAACTTAATCAGCCTGGAACTTTTCAAGGTCAATTGCTTCTTTCAGGCGTAAACGCGGATAAGTACAATGTTGAACTTTCAACTATTCCTGCTTACTGCGGGCTGTATGTAGATAGAGATGGCATTTTGGTATGGGGTGGAGTTATTTGGGGGCGCTCATACAACAGCGCTTCACAAACTCTTTCTTTCAGCGCTCAAGAATGGATCTCTTATTTTGATCACAGGCGTGTTACTCAAGATGTCCAATTTACAAACATTGATCAATTGGTAATTGCCAAAACTCTTATAGAAGATGCTCAAAACGCAACCTATGGTGACATTGGCGTTGGCTATAACAGCGCAGGACAAACTACATCAGGCGTTTTAGTAAGCCGCACTTATTACAATTATGAATTTAAAAATGTTTATCAAGCGGTGCAAGATCTTAGCCGCCAGGGTGACGGTTTTGATTTTTCTATTGATGTTGGTTATGACGCTATTACGGGTTTGCCTGTTAAAAATTTCAATACCTACTACCCGCGTAGTGGGGTTGCATACACATTTGGTGATCCTGATGTTCCTGTATTTACTTTTCCTGCGGGCAACATGGTTGAGTATGAGTACCCTGAAGATGGTTCAGTTGTAGCCAATACTGTTTACTCATTAGGCGCTGGATCTAATGAAGGTAAACAAATTGCAACAGGACAGGACACTACAAAACTTGTAGCGGGTTGGGCATTGTTGGAAACAACGGCTAACTATTCAGACATTACAGATCAAACAGTTTTGCAAGAATTAGCCAACGCTCAATCACTTGCAACTTCTTATCCGCCAACGGTGCTTAAAGTTGTTGTACCTGCTTATGTTGATCCTGTATTTGGTACTTACGCGCTAGGTGATGACACGCGCATAATTATTACAGATAGCCGTTTTCCCAATACTCTTGATGAAATTTACCGCATTGTTGGGCTTACGGTTCAACCAGGAGAAGATGGCCCTGAACGCGTAACATTGACTCTTGCACAAGGGGCAGGAGAAGCGTAATGGCATACATCAATCAACCTTTAGATTTACACAGAATGTTTGCAGACATTAACAACCGCTTAAACAAATTAGAAACGGCTACACGCTTTACATTTCCTAATGTAACTTCAGATCCAACATACCCGCGCATTGGTGATGCCTGGTTAAACATTACAACTAATCAAGCCAAAATAGTTGATAGCGCTGGCACTATTCGCGTCATTAACTGGACATAACAGTTATACTTTTTTCCCATGAACGCATTAGACTGGGCCGCATTAGCCGTTAGCATCAGCACTATTTTAGGTGGTTTTGTAGCGGCGGTTAGATGGCTAGTTAAACATTACTTAAATGAACTTAAACCCAATGGCGGCAGTTCTTTGCGTGATGAACAAAATAGGCAGGGTGACACAATCAAGCGTTTGGAGAGCCGCGTTGATGAAATTTACCGCTTGCTTCTTAATCGTTCTTAGCCTTACAGGGTGCGGGTATCAAGGCTACACACGCTACCCTTGCCAGGAATTTGTAAATTGGGAAAAGGCAGAATGTAATCCTCCGCAATGTGAGGCAATGGGTCAATGTACAAAAGATCTATTACCTAATTTGGAGACTCAGAATGGCTAGACGCAAATACACACCTGAAGAATTACATGCCCGCCTAATTGTTACCATAGGAATTATGCTTGCTTTGGTTTTTGCTGGTTCAGTATTTGCCATGTTGTATGCGTTGGTTTTTGTAACTCAACCTATGTCACAAGCCCCTAATGATGCCGCTTTTATTGATCTTGTTTCTACCTTGTGCGTATTCCTTACAGGTACGCTATCGGGCATTTTGTCGGCTAATGGACTAAAATCTAAACCAAAGCCACAGGAAGGAAAAGAAGATGAGCCTAAATAAAGTTATAGAACTTTGTGAAGCATCAATTAATTACACAGAAGGCACAAACAATGACACCACATTTGGTAAATGGTTTGGCCTTAACAATCAACCCTGGTGCGCAATGTCTGCATCAAAGATGTATTTTGATGCTGGCATGATTGGAACGGTAGCCAATACAAATAAAGGTTTTGCTTCTTGTGATGCCTGGCTAAAATACCTAACAAAGAACAATCAACTTGTGCCTATCGGTCAGGCCCAACGCGGAGATCTTGTTTTTTTTCAATTTGATGAAGATGCTCAACCTGATCATGTGGGCATTGTTAAGTTCCACCACAAAACACTTAAATACCTACAGGTGTTTGAGGGCAATACATCTTCAGGTAAGGCTGGAAGCCAGTCAAACGGTGATGGTTTTTACCTCAAGAAGCGTGACTACAAAACAATCATGGCGGTAGCCCGCCCAAAGGAGTAAAAATGGAAAAGAAGCACCTAGACATGTTGAAATCAGCAATCCGTCACTTTGCAGTACCCGCTGTTGCGCTTTATGCGGCAGGGGTAACTGACATTAAGGCGCTTGCATTTGCTACAGCGGCGGCAGTTGTTGGCCCTGCTATCCGCGGCATTGATAAAAGTGATCCTGCATTTGGCCTAGTAGCAGATCTAGCAATTGCAGAAATTGATAAATTGGCAAAGGCAAGCAAAAAGAAAACCACTTCAAAAAAGTAAACGGATTAAGTAAACGGCCCTGCTAACGCGGGGCTTTTTACTTTGCGGTACGCTTTGCGCAAGGAGGCAACACATGGCATTAGATAAAGCGTTTGAAGAAATTATTAGTAAAAGAACTATTAGGCGTGAAGGTGGCGTTTGCGCTTATCAAATTATGTATGAAAATTTGCCAGTAGAAGATCAAAAAACTTTAAATAAAGCATGGGAAAATAATTACCCTGTTAATTTAATTGTGCAGGCTTTGCGGGCAGACGGTCACAAATGCAGTTCAGACACAATCAGACTACATAGAAGTGGAACTTGCAGGTGTCCAAAAGCGTAGATGAAGTTCTTGATGACCGCCAACATGAATACGGGAGCGCTCGCAAAAACTTTACAGCCATAGGCCGTATGTGGGGCGCTCTCTTAGACATAGAGGACATTGATCCCGCCATTGTTGCGTTAATGTTTGATGCGGCAAAGTCAGTACGGATTACAGCCAACTTAGAACATGAAGATAGTTGGATAGACAAAGAAGGCTACACACACCACGGCAAGGAGATTGTGTTTACAAATGAGCCTTGAAAAAAGATTACAAGACATGCCTGAAGGCATTGAGTCACAAGATGTAAAAGAACTACGCCAGGTTATTTTGCGATTACAAAAACAACTCAAGCAATCCAAAGAGCGCAGTGAAGATTTGGTTGAGGCAACTCACCGTGGCGCTTATGACGCAATGATTTCATTGGGCAAAGTGCCACCTGTTTCTGCGCCACAAAAAGATAAGCGCAAAATTAATGCTGAAGTGGCATTGATCCATTCAACGGATTGGCAAGGCGCAAAAGTTACAACCAGTTACAACAGTGAAATCATGCGTAATCGGGTTATGCAATTTTCTGAAAAGGTTGTGCATTTAACTGATCTACAACGCCACCATCACCCTGTAAATGAATGTGTGGTGATGTTTGGCGGTGACATGGTTGAAGGTTTGTTCAATTATCCTGCGCAGTTATGGCAAATAGACGCTTCATTGTTTGGCCAGTTCACAACGGTTTCAAGGCTTTGCGTGGATTTTGTGCGCGAGATGTTAGCCAATTTTGAAAAGGTTACAGTGATTGCAGAGTGGGGAAATCATGGGCGCATTGGTGGCAAGCGCGCAGAAGTTCCAAAATCTGACAATGTGGACAGAATGGTTTATGAAATGAGCCGTCAGATCCTTGCAGGAGAAACCCGTTTAATTTGGGAAGATTGCCCAGAGGACATTCAAGAAGTTGAGATTGGAAACTACCGCGCCCTGCTTATGCACGGTGATGAATTAGGCCGCTCAGGATTTGCAAGCCCTGCGGCATGGATTGCAGGCGCTAACCGTTGGAAGGCTGGCGCACACGATTACGATTTCCACGACATTTTTCTAGGTCACTATCACCGACATGCACAAGAGCCAATTCAAAAGCACTACAACATTTATTGGACAGGCTCAACAGAGTCAGATAACCGTTATGCCCGTGACTCAATGGCCGCTAGTGGCAGACCGTCACAGCGTTTGCACTTTGTAGATCCAATTAAGGGCAGAACAACGGCTCAATACCAGGTATGGCTTGATTAAAAAACCTTGATTTTGGCTGTCAAATCGTAAGTGGCATTTGCGTTTTTGCGGTGTGTCGCAATTTCTTTACGCGTGACTTGCAAAATAAATTACATAAAATTAAAAAGTAAAAAACCTCAAAAAGTATAATTATCCTATAACCTCAAAGTGAGGGAACAGGAAGGTTCAAATGGCAAAGTACAAAGTTCCAACGCTTTTCTTAAATGATCATCTCAACCGCTGTGATGATTGTTATGAAAATAGAATACAAATTATTGCACAAGGTAAATTATTAACTGAAGTAGAACTTGATAAAGTTACACATCAAGATTTATTAAGTGATGCTGAGGTGTATGCGGATTTGCGGCGCAGTGAAGAATACTCAGAAATGCCCAATTTAATTAACTCTGCAATCAACACTGTAAAAAGGTTGGTGCAGATAGATGGCTAAATGTTGTGAAGTAATTTATTTCAAACATGACATGGGTTGGGATTGTTATGACAAATCTGAGTGCCATAAAGTTTTTGGCAACTGGATACCTAGATGGTTTGACAATCCCGCTGTAGAAGATGCGCCCACCAAAAAAGATGCCACGCAACAGATTAAAGATTTGCACATTTTAGGGTTGTGCTTAGTTAAACCTTAATCATCATCATCATCTGAATACTCAGATGTGATCAGGCGCATGTCAGAAACATCAACGCCATGCTCTGTTGCCTTGTCCATTGCGTCTTTGAAGGTTGTTAAGCAACGGTTGGTTAAATCGCTAACCATGTCGGGGTATTGGGCTTCAGTTCCCAACTCCACGATAAGGCCGCCTAAACGGATTGAGATTTGTGAATAAGCCATAATTTCCCCCTGGATCTAAGTATGCCATCAACAACACGCCAGGCACATAAATTACGGGGTTCTTGTATTTGTCAGTGGCATGGTGTTCAATCCTCCTTACACGGGCTAGTTAGCCCCTAACAGGAAGGCTAGAAAATGGGTCACAGACTTATTGATGAAAATGGCACAACAATTACAGGTCAAATCAAGATGGTTTTTGTTTGCGACATGTGCGGAAATACAGCCGATTTTTACAACGGCATGACTACTTACACAAAAACTGTTGGCACAACAATTACAAAAGAAAGTTACTGCTCTGAAATTTGCGCAAGAAAGGCGGTTGCATAATGGCTAGTTACAAAGGCCCATTAGATTACATTGATGTGGCAACACGCATTATTGAATTCCGTGAGAAGTACCCAACAGGTTCATTACAGTCATGGAAAGATCCGTATGTAATTGAAGTAAAAATGCCTGACGGAAACATTAAAAGTTACATGGTGTACAGCGCCGCGGCATACCGCACACCTGATGATCAATTGCCTGGCGTTGGTTGGGCATACGAGCCAATCCCAGGGCCAACTAACTTCACCCGTGACTCTGAGTTACAAAACGCGGAAACAGCCGCATGGGGGCGCGCAATGGTTGCCGCTCTTGCTGTTGATACAAAGAAAGGCATTGCATCATCTGAAGAAGTGCGCAACCGCCAAACAAAATCAACCGAAGCGCCACAAGCCAAAGCACCTGCGGCAAAGCGTGAGTACACAGAAGAAGAAAAAGCAGGTGCATTTGCAGTTTTTAGTTTAATTGAAACTAAAACAACAGAGGAAGAACTCAGAAGCGCATGGCAATTAAATCTTGATTTGCTTGATGTTGTAATTGAAGGTGCAACTTTGCGTGATCACCTTTTGACACGCAGGGCGGCTCTCAATGGATAACAAGGTCATCATTGCGCGCAATGCACAACCAACATCAATAGCCGCGGCTATGAAAGCATTGCCTAGAACTGGATCATTGCGCCGCAAGGTGTATGAGTACATTTTGAAGCAGGGTTTGCGTGGCGCTACAGATCAAGAAATAGAAAAAGCGTTAGGCATTGAAGGAAACACAGTACGCCCAACCAGGATTAGCCTGATTAAAGATGGCTACATCATTTGGGCAGGCACATTTAGAAAAAACCACCACAACAATGACTGCTTGGTTTACCGCGCAGTAGAGGAAGGAATGATGCTATGAACAATCAAAATAATGGAGATCGTTTATTAAAAGTTACAGAAGTTATGGAAAGAACTTCATTAAGTAAATCAACAATTTACCGTTTAATGCAAGAAGAAAAATTGCAATGCGTAAGAATTGGCAAATCAATCCGTTTTAAAGAAAGCGACTTGCGCCGTTTTATTAATTCTTTAGAGGTTTTATCATGAGTAACAAAGATAAGAAGTTTCAACCTGACCCTGGATTTATCGTTGCGGTACATCAAAACATGGTTGGCATTAGAGCGGTTGCATCACAGTTAGAAATTTTCCCTGAAGCACTAGCAGAGGCAATGTCAGAGATGGGTTTTCAACTTGTGCCTGATCCTTTTAATTTGTCATCAGATGCGGGCAAAGTAATTAAAATACAAGAGAAGAAATCAACAGAAGGTTTGAAGGTTGTACAAGATCCTGTACAGGAGGAAACAAATAATGAGTGAGCAAGAAAAAGCCTTTTGGGTTTGGTGGGCAAAAATAGAAGCGCAAAAAGAGTTGTACAACCTGCGCATGGCGTTTGATGCTGGTTATGAAGCAAAAAAAGAGGTCAGCCATGTCTGAAATTATTACGCCCGCAATGGTGGAGCAAAAATTACGCGGACTTTCAAAAGAGGTAGATGAAGCGCATAAAGTTTTGGTAGAAGTTGAAACTATTTACCACAGCGTTAAAGCGGATTATGAAATTGCTATGGCTAAATCTCGCATCACCTTGTCCACTAAATCTGCTCCTAATGGTAAAAATTACACAGTAGGAGAAAGAGAAGATTTAGCGTTAGTTCAAAATGAAGAATTGCACAAAGATCTAGCAATTATTCAAGCCAAAATTTTAGCCTCCCGCGCTAATACCAACAGGCTCAAGATGCAGGTGGACATTGCCCGCTCAGTAGGAACATCAGTGCGCACCAGTATGGATCTCACATGATTACATTTATTGTTTTTTTAGTGGGTTTATTTTGCGGTTATTGGCTGTATTTATTTAACATGACATGGAAGTTGTACAAAATCCAAAAAAAACTGGTTGCATTAGAACTAGAACACATGAAAGTTATGGAAAATTTACGCGGCCCACAATGGAATGAGGATAATTTATGATTGATTTACAGGAGATGGTTACTAAAACTTTAGTAGCCAACGACAATGCCAGGGCTAGATCACAACAAACAGCCGTTGGGCCATCTGCAATTGGAGGGTGTCAGCGCAGACTTTGGCATGACATAGCGCAGACTGAGCCAACAAACACAGGTGACAAATTAGCCGCAATCCTGGGAACTTACATTCACACAGGTATTGAAGAAGCAATACGCCGTGAAGATCCTTTTGGTATGCAGTATGAATTAGAAATAGCAGTAGAAGCCAATGGTGTTCCTGG